CACAGGCATTTTGATACGATTGCCGATGGCTTCGGACTCACGTCCGGCTGGAACATTCCCCTGAGCCAACAAGGCGGCAACCTGCTTGCGTAGTTCCTCGTTCATCGGATTGCCACGCTGATAGCCAGCCAACTGGCCGTCATCATCACTGGTAGCAAGACAGAACAGGGTGAGCAGACTGTACCTTCTCGCATAGGTTTCCGCACTCCCATACCGTTGCATGAACGGCTGTTCACGTTTACCTGCGGAATCACCCACGATGATCGGGACGGGAGCTTCAAACACGCTCCAAGACTTGCTGTACTCCTGCCAGTAGCGGGATACGACGAATCCATACCCGTTCGGATATTGGGGTAGATTATCGTATCGGATGCTCTGCTGCACCTTGACCTTCAACGTTTCGGTCACATAGTTGACCACACTGCCCAAGTCGGCGTAATCATAACCGTAGGCTTTACGGTTCTTCGCTATCACATTTCCCATTGGTCATCATCTCCAATCAGATGGTTCATCTGCCAGTCAGTGAATCTGATAGGCATAGGCGTCTTCGATAATCCTTGGTTGAGCATGTCTTCCAACGGAATATGGTTATTCCAGTAGAAGCTGAGCCTGTCCAACGCTTCACGAATCTGCTTCACCGCGACAAATGAGATTTCAGGATCGTTTTCGGATAGTTCCCAAATCATCCAGTCGTATGGTTCTTGCTTCTCCTGCACGACGAATCTGAATCCCATCGCAC